GATGGATACGAATGCAAAGTGGAGAGGGGAGACATCCTCCACGACGGGGTCATGTACAAGGACCCAGTACGCAGACTCACGCTGTCCAAACCCGACGGAACGAAAGTCGTGCACGAGACGAAGGGCGCCAACTGCGACATAGCGGGCCGCAAGTGGCTATCCGCCGAGACGAACGGGGTCATCTACACCTACTGAGCGATTCGTTGTAAAATCTACGGATGCACAACGAGAACCATGAAACGAACCGACCAGAGGTTCACCTTCATCGCAGGTCCACGGACGCGTGGTACGTCTCGGTTTGCGGTAATGCCAACAAATCCTCGTACCTGACGCTGAATAGGGCGCTTGTTACCTGCGAGGAATGCAAGTCGGGAGGCGCATAATGGCTGGTCCACAGAAGAAGAAACAAAAGCGCGAGGAGAAAAACGACGAAATGTCGTCCTTCGTCGCGGCCGCCAACTCCCAATACAAAACGATTACACCGATGGTTGATGCCGAGTACTGTCGCTTTCACCACCCCCACAAGGGCATCAGTATCCACTGCTCCACCAGGAGCGAACAGTTCCACGCCCTGTTCGCCGAGTTCGGAGAGAAGGGCTTGCGGGAAAAGATGATCGCCGAGTTGCGTCGCTACGCGGAGACGATAGACCCGAAGTGGAACGGAGTGCTCGACGAAGCCTTGGCGAGAACGAGCCAGTCGTGAGCGACAACGTAGCCGACCTGAAGAAAAGGCAAATCGCCCTATACGAGATGTTCGAAGAAGTTGCGGAGAAGTTCGGCAAGTGGGACAAGGGTGTGAAAGCGGACGGAGCGCACTATATGGAGAAGCACCCGTTCGTCAAGGAAGGTCTCGTGTGCTCCAATTGCTCGTTCTTCCAGGGCGGAAGGGCTTGCGAGATAGTTTCGGGCGACATAGACCCCAACGCCATCTGCAAGCTGTGGGTGATAAAAGACAAACTGGTCAAGGGGAGCTGAATCAGCCCCTGAGCCTCTTGCCGCACTTGGAGCAAATCTCCGCCCACGGATAGACCTTGCGATTCTCCATTGGGTGCTGGCACTCCAAGCTCTCGTAGTGCGCTTTGATGTAGTTGCGAATCGCCTCTCGGGCCAACTCGGACATGGAGACGCCCATCTTCTCCGCCGCCGCCTTCCATTCGTCGTGATCCTTTTGGGTGATGCGAATGAGTACTTGTTTCGTGGCTGGGCTGTTCGGCTTGCTGTTCGTGTTCGTCCTGCGGGTCAACGGCTCGCCGTCCATCACGGCGTCCACGGCGGCCTGTATGTTGTCTCTGTTCTCGTCGTCCATCTCGTTGACCATGTCCACTACGACGCCTTCGGCAACTTGTTCTGGTTTCGTTCTGGGTGTGCCGACACCGTCGTACAAACCGAAGTTCTTGAATAGCTCCGATACGGAGAGACCGCCGACACCGAGTTTCTCATTCTTCACCCGTTTCCTGCGCCTCTTGCCCAATTGAAAGGGGAACGGCTTGCTCCCGAACATCGGTTGATCCATCCTCCACGACCTCCGCGTCTATCACATCGCTCTCGCCCAGTACGGCGCGAATGGTCTCCTGCGGGAGAGCACCGCTACGCCCCATCAACTCTAGCAATTGACGAGCCTCTGCTTCTGCGGTATGCATACGAGAAGTATCCAACTGTTCGGCGCCGGCAAGAGTCGCCCTTACGTTCACGTTCTGATTGCTCTCCATTTGGATGTTGATATTCGTGCGCTCCATTCCCAATAGCCTGAACCTGCGGTCCATGATGCCGAGCACCTGCTGTATCGCCTTGACGTCTGGCTCCAACTGGATCTCCTGCCCATCGTCGGCGGTCACCTTGCGATGTTGCGTCATGGGCCAGATCGCCGCCTGAAGGGCGTCCAGCCTCTCCAGCTCCATGCGTAGAAGCTCGGGGTACGCCATGAGCGCCTCGGAGTTCATGTCCTCCAAGACCTTGCGAATCCTCGTAGCGACGCCACGAGTCGTCATGTTGAAGCGCTTCGCTATCTCGGAATAGGAGACGCCAGCCTGTCTCAACTTCATTATCTTGAGGTCCCTCTCGCCGAGGAACTCTTTACTCAAAGCCTTGTTGTCGGCCATCAGAAGGCCTCCGAAACCACCTGGTCAACTATCTCGAACGGGAAAATTCTCCCTCGCTTCAGTTTACTCGGCCACTTGCGCTCGTCGCGCGCACCACGGAAGTGTCGCAGTTCGTAGGTGTATCCGTCTATCGAAAGCGGATCGGGAGTCAGCGATATGCCGAACTCGGGCCAACGAGACCACACCGCCGACCCGAACGGACGAAGCTCTCGGGTCGCCATGCTGGCACCCAGCGGTGCGTGATGCTCGATCCACAAAGCGCACTCGTACGCATCCTTGAGTTTGTCCAAGAACTTCGCAACCTCCACGGCTACCGACTCCGAATTGCGACCACCAGGATCAACGTACGACTTGTAAAGCGGACCGAACATGATGAGCTCGGGCTTAACTCTCTCCACCTGCTGAAAGATGTAATTGCGATCCTCGTCCCTAAGCAGGTCTATGCCTGCAGGCTTCATCAAAAGCGAAGCGGGTATCGGCTCGGCTTTGCGCTTGAATTCTCGCTCAACTCGCAACTTCGCCTGCATGTACATGTTTCGGCTCATACGCCTGATGATGCGATCGGGGTTCTCAAGGTCTATGAACAGCGTCCTTACGGGCTCCATGCGCTGGAACGAGAAAGGATGAATCCCGAACGACGAAAGAATGGCTATTTGCCGAGCGAGCATCGTCTTGCCCACGCCCTCGGCTGCGACGACGATGACCCTCTCCTTGCGCTCCAGTATGTCGGGGATGAGCCACTCATAGTTCTCGGAATCCGCCTCAGCCATGAAGTCGTCCCATTTGACGAGACGACCGGTGTCAATGCTCTCGTTGACGAACATGCCCCCGACGAGCGACTGAACCCTGGTGAGCTTCGTCGCATCGGTGGTCTGCCTATTGGCGAGAACCTCCGATATGGCGAGAGCCAACTCCTCCATCGGATTCACGACTTGCTCTCGCTCCTCGGCGGTCAGGGGATAGATCTCCTCGAGCTGATCCAATGCGTGACCCGCCTGAACGTGGTCGGTCACGTCTTTTACGAACGGGGACCTCCAAAGACGAACGCTGCACCCGGCCGCCGAAAGAAGCGAGTGCACCTCCGACGAATAAGAGATTCCCGCATCGTCGTTGTCGGCGACGATCTCCACGAATGCGCCCGCCAACCATTCGGTGAAGTGCGACTCCCACTTACCCGATCCAGCGCCGGAAGGACCGGTAGTTGCGACGATCCCCATTTCCATGAGGGTGTCCGCGTCCTTCTCGCCCTCCACCACCCACACGGGCTCGCCGTTTACTACGGCGTTCAGCACTGCGGGCAGGTTGTACAACACCTTGCGAACACCGTCAAGCGTGTAGATCCACTCTCCCCTGATGTTCGGATCGGGTCGTCGTTGCAAAAAAGTCTTCTTGCCGTCTTCCGTTACGTAGCGAAGTTTCTCGTATACGAAATCTCCGTGTTCGTCGTAGTACTTGTACGCCTTGACGAGCTTCTTTGATTTCGGCTTGGCTTTCTTGGTGAAGGACTTGGACGAGTCCTTCGTGCCACCGTCCGCAAACATCATCGCAGGCTCTATGTCCACGGCTTGACATATCTGCTCGAAACTGCATCCACCGCCCCTGTGGCAATAAACGGCGACGTTGCCGTTGTCGTCCTTTACGGAAAGCGAGGGGTTGTTGTCGTCGTTGCGACACGGGCAACGAGCCATCCACTTTCCGTCGCCCTGCTGTTTCACTCCGTGCAAACGAGACAGAAGCCTTGATGCATTCTCGGACGGCATCAGTCAGCCATCAACTTTCTGACAGACGCCCTCTCGTCGGCGAATCTCGGGTGAACCTTCATCGCCGTTCTCAACCTGACTCGCTGCCTTTCCGTCATTCCTCCCCATATGCCGAACGGCTCCCATTCCAGCGAATACGCAAGGCACCTCAACTTTACGGGGCATCTGGCGCAAATCTTCAGTGCGTCCTTGGTGGTGTCGTTCAGCGACGACGACCATCTCTTTCTCCTACCGAGATAATCCATTTCGCCCACCACCGGATACCACCACTCCGTGGGCTTCCCTACGCAATCTCCTCCGCTCGGCGGGGAAGGTCTCTCGAATCTTTCCGCATTGGTGAGCATGTTCTTCGCGGGCTTCTTCTCCGCGACGGTTCCTTTTTTGACTGGCACGCTTCCCCCTTGTGGGCGGTCAGCGTACAGCTACATCAGCGCCAAGTCAATAGTCTTCCAAAGTGCGAATAATTTCTTTCGGATCAAAGACTTGACCGTCGGAAATCCTACGCCAGCAACCTGGTCAACCATCTCCCTTGAATACCTACGGGCGATGGAATTGATGTCGTAGGTCATTGAATTCCACGTGTCGCTATTGCGAATCTTCTCCCAAGCCCTATCGTCGTACAACCCGTAATTATTGAACAGGGCGTCGTCTATATCGGACTTGGATGCGACTATCTCCATGTGCCAACCGGTTTGACGCTCTATGGCGAATATCAAATCCATCACCGACGACTCGCCGTGCTCTTTCTGCATTTGCTTTATGGCTTTGGAGTATTTCGCTTCTGCGAGCATGGCGCAGTGCGCATCAACCATCTCCATGCGATCAAGCACCTCTTGATCCTCCTCCACCAAACCGCGTATTAGTTCAAGTTCTTCCTCGTGATCCAAAATCTCTTCTCCCTCGTCGTCAAGGTAGTCCTGCCACTCCTCGTCTTCCACGGGTCAACCTACCAAAAGTTTCTGCACTAAAAGCTTCTTCTTCGTGGCGACGGAGCTCTCGTCCATGCTCGCCATCGCCAATTCGGTGGGACTGGTGTGCCTGTAGTGGTCGACGTATTCGCACGCCGTGTTGTAAACGCTCCATGCGTTGTGCCCGTAAGTACCTGCGTTTCGATCGGAAAGGTAGATCTTCTCCAGCAAATCCCACACGGACTCCCTGTATTCCCGCTCCCTTTTTGATTCGCCCTTCTTTCTCGGCTGGATCGCATTGAGCACCTTCTCGCTTACGCCACGGGATTCGTTCCTGACGGACATCAACTGTTTTACGGAATTGCTGACTTCCATGCGCCAGTGCACCGCAATATTGAGAACGTCACGGGCGTCCTGAATGATCGTGTCCACGTTTCGGGTATGGCGAGCGGTAAAAACCCTCTTTGCCTCCCTCTCTCCCAAAACGATCGTGTTGTTGCACACCGCCCTGATCTCGGTGTTCGCATAGCGAATCGGCCAAATACCGTCGTGGCCCGCCGAGATAACCAAATACCTGGACAGCGAGTCCGATCCGTCG